CTTTTTAGGAGTGAGGGTTAGGGATGCCCACGAAAACGCGAACTTGCATGTAGAATGAGTCATCTCTTGCATTTTAAAAAGGCTTGCTAAAACAACAAACAACAAACAAAACAATAAAACAAAGAAACAGAATGCTCCACCGTTGGAGCGCTATGAGTGTCCACACTGTGATCATGTGATGGTTATGGGAGACACAAGAGTAGAATGTGAAGATTGTTGCCCATGGAAGTGTGTGGTGCAATCCGAAGAGACGTTACTGGCCCCGCTTGTCGAGCAAATGGCTACGACGATGGAGCAGACCACCGCTTTTATGGATGCGAATCCAGGGAGCACGACAGGGACAGGCGCCTCGCCGCTCGATTATGAGATGGCAGATGCACAAACTTCCGCGGACTTGAAATCCTTTCTGTCGCGTCCAGTTCGCATCGTAACCACCACGTGGTCGCAAGCTGCGCCACAAGGGACGTTAGGTGCTGCGTTCTTTCCATGGACACTGTTCCTCAACAACGCCTCCATCAAGAACAAACTGAGCAATTACGCATTTTTCCGAGGAAATCTCAAGTTGAAGATCATCACGAACGCTTCGCCGTTTATGTATGGATCTTTGCGAGCAGTATACAAGCCACTGCCGAGTTTCTCAGGAAATGCTATTGCCTCTAGCGTTCCGTCGTCGTTGATTCCGTATTCGCAACGTCCAGGTGTTTGGATCACACCGGCACACAGTGAGGGAGCGGAGTTCACCTGCCCTTTCATCTATCCACGTTCGTTCGTGCGAACTGGTCTGGCTGGTGAGATTGACGAGATTGGCCAAATGGTGTTCCAGGTGTATAACCCGCTAGCGAGTGCGAATGGTTCCACTAGTTCGGTCACTGTGCAGGTGTATGCGTGGATGGAGGATGTTGTGCTTGCTGGGCCAACTGTCGGAGCAGTCTTGCAGGCCGATGAATATGGTGCGGGCGTGGTTTCTGCTCCTGCATCGGCTGTCGCTGCGGCCGCATCCATGTTAACCAAGGCACCATTCATTGGAAGGTTTGCGAAGGCAACGGAGATCGGGGCTTCTGCAACGTCACAGATTGCGAAGCTCTTTGGGTATACAAATGTCCCGGTGATTGAAGACACAAAGCCAGTTCGAAACTCACCATTCCCGTCGTTGGCGACCGCTGAGATCGGGTACGTGCATGACAAGCTGGCGTTGGATGCAAAGAATGAGTTGTCTATCGATCCCTCCATCGCAGGATTGGGGGGAGAGGATGAGTTGACTGTGGCGTCGTTCGTTCAGAGAGAGTCGTATTTGGTTGGTGTCGACTGGTCGAGTGCTTCTCCTCCAGATACTCCTCTTTTCACGAGCGTGGTCTTGCCGCAGCTGTCATTTTTCAGTGGCAACACGATTGATTTCACGCCCATGGCTTTGGTTTCGAACATGTTTCGCAACTGGCGCGGCGACATCATCTTTCGCTTCAAATTCATTGCGTCTCCCTTTCACAAGGGGCGTGTGCGCATCAGCTACGACCCTTAATCGACAGCCATCCAGACTACAGGAGACACTGGACCCTTCGTGCTGAACAGAATCGTTGACTTGGGAGCGGAGACTGATGTTGAGTTCAGGGTTCCGTACCAACAAGCTCTTCCATGGTGTTACACTCTCGCAAGTAACCAAACTCAGGTGTTTTCAACTTCAACTTCACCCACGTTAACCATGACTGACACCTTTCACAATGGAATGCTTTCCTTGAAGGTGTTGACCGCCTTGACGGGCCCGACCACTACTGCCAGTGTGGGGGTGCAAGTGTTCGTGCGTGGAGCAGAGAATTTGGAGTTTTCAAACCCTTCTTCTGCTCCGTCCGACCTTTCACCCTATGCGATTCAGTCTGAAGAGTACTACGACAAGGGTAATGTCGTTTCCGATGATATGGGAGATATATCGGATGCCTCCGCCCATCGTGCGCTGGTGAATTTTGGTGAGAGTGTGAGGTCGCTTCGGACGCTGATACGACGTCATAATTTGCTGGATACGACGTACATTGGCCCACCAACAGCGACAACTGCAGGAGTTTATCGGATTGACCAAACACGCTTTCCCGCATATTATGGTTATGATCCGTTTGGTTGGAACTCGGCTAAGGGCATCAATGTCCCAGCGTCGAACTTCAATTTCAATTTCCTCAACGTTACTCCTTGGCATTTGCTTGCCCCATGTTTCCTTGCGCAGCGAGGGTCCATGAATTGGGTTTTTAACCCCAGTAAAGGTTCGTTGGGAATTGTATCGAGAGTTTCACGCAACAATCTCACGTTCGGTACGTACTCCAACCAGTATGTGTCTTCGCCAAGCACTACAATCAACTTGGTTGAGGCGGCGTATTGGAAGAACTCACGCTCGACCGCTGCCGGTTCGTCTCTGACGCACACCAACACCACGTCTGGCCACGCGATAGTGGCTCCAAGTTACTCGGCTTTCAAATTCCAGTCAACCAGACCGCAGGGTTCTACCAACCCTTCAGCCATCGGTTCGGCTAGTTATGATGGCACTGTGTACGATACGCTTTCCGTGGAGTTCCCTTATGATGCGAATAATAATTCGCTGAATGGAGTAATTATAGAACGATACTTTGGCGTCGGCGCAGATTATACGTTGTATTTTTTTATGAATTGTTTAACGTTGTTCTACGTTAATGCTGTGTTTGTCGTTCCAGCTTAAGTACAGAAACAGTAACTTACATGTTCTGATGTAGCAGACCCTACATTAAGATCAGTATAAGAGTC